CAAGTGGGGCATAACGGGCGTTCAGGCATGCAGTATTTAGTATTTTTCAACACATAAACCTTTGCAAAGGGCAAGCTAACCGCCTAAAATTAGTCTATATGAATAAATATCAATAACATAACCTATTATGTAAAGGAAGAATAACATGGCTATTTTAGTTTCACCAGGACAGAGTATTACAGTAACGGATATGAGCGCATATGTATCAAATGCCGCCAGTACAGTACCTCTAGTCATTTTAGCAACAGAACAAGACAAGACAGCACCCGATGGCACCAGTGCATACGGTACAATAAAAAGCAACGCAGGAAAATTACAATCATTTACAAGTCAACGTGAACTTGCCGCCGCAATGGGCTATGCTATTTTTAAGCAAAGCAGTTCAGGAACTCCGTTAAATGGTAACGAACAAAACGAATACGGATTGCTGGCAGCCCATAGTGCATTGGGTGCAGCCAACAGTTTGTACGCCATACGTGCAGATATTGATCTGGCACAGCTTGACGCAACTAGCAATCGTCCAGACAGTCCTCCAGCCAATGGCACTTATTGGTTAGATCTAACCAATACTACCTGGGGCATCAATGCATGGGACGCTTCGACAGAAACTTTCTCTACTATCACTCCAACTGTTATCACTTCTAGCGATGACTTATCAGGCGGAACACCGTTGACTTCGATTGGCACAATAGGCAGTTATGCTGTGGTTGTTGCCAGCACTGACAATGGAGTATTCTACAAAAACTCAACCAATACTTGGGTACAAGTTGGTACAACAGCTTGGCAAAATAGCCACGCAACAGTTACTGGTACTGTAATATCACCAACATTTGCCGCTAACTCTAATGTCATAATTAATACAACAACAGTACAATTAACAACAGCAACTACTCTCAGTGCAGTTGTTGTTAAAATTAATGATGCCGCTATTGCAGGTGTTACTGCTTCTGCAGCCAACAATAAATTAAACATTTTTGCCACCAGCGCCAGCCAAAGTAATGGTTCCGTAGCAGACGGCAAAGTTTTATTAGCCGATGGAACAAATACACCATTGGCCACAGCCGGAATCACACCGGGAACATTCTACAGTCCACAAGTATCTCATGCCACTTATGTTGGAATTCCAAATTGGAGAGCCACAGACACTGCGCCAGCACCAAGTGGGTCAGTTTTTATAAAAACCAGTGTGCAGGGCAACGGCATGAGTCTTGCGGTCAAGCAATACAATGCTCTAGCTGGTACTTGGACCACAATGGCTGTGCCAGTGTATAATTCCAGTGCAACAGCAATTTATAATTTAGATATATCTGGTGGCGGTAATGGTATTGCTGAAGGATCAGTGTATGCACGTCACTATATCAACAGCAACCGTAGCCTAACTGGGTTCCGTTTGATGTTCCGCAAAGCTGGACCAAAGACTGTAGTAACTGGCACAACACCTACTGGTAATTTCACAGTTGGTCATAGCTTTAGTATTCAAGTGTCTCGCTTGGGATATGAATCGTTATCATCATTGGTCACAGTCAGCTTGTCGGGAACAACAACTGCAAGTTTTGTGTCTGATACATTGGCCGCACTTGGCGCAGCCGGAATTGATTACGTAACTGCATCGGTGACTAACGGATTAATTACATTCACACACCTGTACGGCGGCGAAATTATTTTAAACAATGTTTCTAACTCACCACTGACTGTTGCTGGATTTACAACAAGTACTACTGGAATTACTACAGATCCAGCTACTCCTGGATTAGTATTGAGTAACTGGGTACCTGGCGGCACAGGCACAGGATATCAAACATATACTTACAGCTTCTATACACCATATCAAGCACCAGATGATGGCACTTTATGGTATTACGGCGACGCTGCCGATGTTGATATTATGATCAACAACTCAGGTTGGAAAGGTTATCGCAATGTATCTAGCGATGCACGTGGTTATAATTTAACCAACACAGATCCAGCTGGTGTTATTGTTAGTGCTAGCGAGCCAACAACACAGACTGATAACACAGCATTGGTTGCCGGCGACTTATGGTTAGACAGTGGCGATTTGGTAAACTATCCAGCATTGTATCGTTATAGCGGCACAAAGTTTGTGGCCATTGACGTCACAGATCAAACTGGTCAAAACGGTATTGTGTTTGCTGATGCGCGATGGGATACTGATGGTACTACTGATGTTGTTACTGGATCTTATCCATTGATCACAGATTTGTTATACAGTGATTACATTGATCAAGATGCTCCAGACCATAGACTATACCCACGCGGTGCATTGTTGTTTAACACACGCCGTAGTGGATTTAACGTCAAGCAATATATAAGCAACTACTTTAATGCCACCAGCTTCCCAGACACACCTGCTGTTCCAAATGCTGGCAGCTCATTACCCGATGTGGCCGCAACTTGGCAAACAGTCAGTGGATTGAAATTCAATGGTAGTATGTATGCTGGCCCAGCCGCACAGCGTAACATGGTTGTTAAGGCCATGCAGTCTGCTATTGCAGCCAGTGAAGAAATTCGTGAAGATCAGTTTGCATATAACATTATTTGCGCTCCAGGTTACCAGGAGTTGATTGATGACATGGTGGGTTTAAACAACGACCGTGCCAACACAGCATTTATTATTGGTGACACACCAATGACATTGGCTCCAAATGCAGTTAACATTGTTAATTGGAGCAACAACAGCGATGGTACAGGATTAAGCACAGCAGATCCATATTTGGGTGTGTATTATCCAAGTGCTGTTTCTACTGATGTTCGTGGAAATACAGTGGTTGTACCGCCAAGCCATGTTATGTTGCGTACATTTATTCGCAATGATAGCGTGAGTTATCCCTGGTTTGCTCCGGCTGGTGTACGTCGCGGTCTAGTAGACAATGCCACAGACGTTGGTTATATCAACCAAGACACCGGCGAGTTCACTCGCAATGGTATCAGCCAAGGTCTACGTGATTCTATGTACCAAACTAATGTTAATCCAATTACAATTCTTCCAGGAGTTGGCATGGTGGTTTGGGGGCAAAAAACACGCAATCCAGTTACAAGTAGCATGGATCGCATAAATGTTGCACGCCTGGTCAATTACATACGTACAATTTTGGCCAAGGTTGGCAATGCATATCTATTTGAACCAAATGATAAGATTACTCGTGATCAAATCAAGCGTTCAATTGAGGGTGCAATGAATGATCTGGTTGCAAAACGCGGAATATACGACTATCTAGTAGTATGTGACACAACAAATAATACACCAAACCGTATTGCTAACAATGAACTTTATGTTGACATTGCCATAGAGCCAGTGAAGGATGTTGAGTTTATCTACATTCCAATTCGATTGTTGAACCCAGGCTCAATTGCCGCAGGCCAACTTGGAGCATAATTAACTAAGTAGATAATGCTAGGGTTGCCCCTAGCATTTACAAACAGCGAAAACGGTAAATAAGTGTATAGGAGAATGATATGGCTATTACAGCAAGTCTAAAGAATTTTACAGTGCCAACTGATGGCACAGGTGGCGGCCTGTTGATGCCAAAGTTAAAGTATCGCTTTCGCGCTTCTTTTATAAACTTTGGATCTGGCAAAGATATAGTTGAATTAACACGTCAGGTGGCTGACATCAAACGACCAAGTGTTAACTTTAATCCCTTTGTATTAGACATTTACAACAGTAAAGTTTATATGCAAGGAAAACCAGAGTGGGCAGAAACTTCAGTTAACTTGCGCGATGATGCTACTGGATTGGTTGCAAGATTGGTGGGCGAACAAATTCAGAAACAATTTGACTTTTTAGAGCAATCGAGTGCAGCCAGTGCAGGTGACTACAAGTTTGCCATGCGTTACGAAGTTCTTGATGGTGGTAATGGTCAAAATCCAGTTATACTAGAAACTTGGGACATGGAAGGTTGTCAAATTAGTCAAGCTGACTGGGGCGATATGAATTATGGTTCAAATGAATCCGCAATGATCGCGTTAACTGTTAGATTTGATAATGCGTATTTAACTACGTTAACTCCGGGACAAAATATGGCACATATTCCGTTTGGTAGTGGCGCTACTGGTGTAGTACCAACAAGTACAGCCACTTAAAATCAAAGCAACATGAAACCAAAGCCCAGTATTCTGGGCTTTTTTTTTGGCCATAAATACTTTATATGCCTAATCCTGTGTCTCCTATAACATTATTTGATCGCAATCATGCGGCTAAAATATTCATACCCAATAATTTTAGTCTAAGTCCCAAGTACGGTTGGCTTTTCCATGTAGCATTTGATTTAAATCCAGAAATTGCTAGACTGTCCAACGACGAAATTCTTAAAATGGGATTTGTTGTCAAGAGTGCCAGTCTCCCTAAGTTTACAGTGGAAACAAAAAATCTCAATGCATATAACCGTATAGATATTGTACAGACCAAAGTAAAATATGATAATACTACCATCAAGTTTCATGATGATAATTTAGATATAATTAGAAAATTTTGGTATGATTATTATTCATATTATTATAGAGATAGCGATTGGAATGAAAATATCTATAGAGCTGCCAGCAAATACAGTGAGCGGCAGAATCAAATTTGGGGATACACCCCAAGACAATATCCTGCAAGTTCATCGGCTACTCAGCAATTTTTAACTGCTATTCGTATCTAT